CGCGTGATTAAAATTTAATAATCAGACTTATGCTTTCTGCACAAGATTTGAAAAGTTTACGCTTTCTGCGTAAGTAAATGATTGATTACATGCTTTCTGCATGTTATATAAAATTAATTATCAATGTGATTTAAGTATATAAAAAGATATAAATTGTATTAGCTGATCTAATTCAGCATGGGGTAAAAGTATAAAAATCAAATTGGTTAAGTGTATATTTAAGAAAAATGTTATATAATAATGAGATATATAATAAAACTTAAATCTAACTTAAAACTAAAAATGGTTATTATACATTTATTTCTCGAACTCGGACCTGACGCCAGATGCAAGAACGTATTTCTGAGAGAAATTCTTATAAATAAGAACGGTAATATCACCTCCAGGAGCGGAGATGACAACTCTTCCAGAGTCACGCACTGCTGTGGCATCAGCTCGTTGCTGAGGTAAGAACCAGTTGGTTGGGATCTTCTGCATTGACTGTCCTGAAACATATGTTTTGGCATAGTACTTAGCATTGGATTTGATAAGAGCATCATTCGTCAATGGTGTGGTAAAGACTTCAGCAGTTGCTAATCCAGCAGCTGCTAGAATCTTTATTCCCACTCCAGGGACTCCTGAGAACCATGTAGCATGGTGGTTCATATAGCCAGCCATAGGGGCTAGACTATCTTCTGCGGCAAATGGTGATAAATCTACTAATTTTGTCTCTCCTTTAGAGATGGTTGCCACCTCTAACATATGCCAGGTGTCGTCTTCGCAGATGACTGATCCTCCAACTGATGCTTGCTGGCCAAAGCCGGCGGCTAAGGTTTTATCTATAGCGCCAAGAGCTTTGAGTGTTTTCTGTCCTTGTATTTGAATGGATGAATCTAACATTTCAAGATCTGTGTCTAGACGCTGTTCTAGTCCGGAGAAGTCTTTGTCGATAGCTCCTTCATTAGGCTTATGATAGCCTGGATTGAAGACTGATGATACTTTTGAATCGACTCCAGACATTACATCATCGGTTAGATTTCCTAAAATATGGTCCCCGAGTCCAGCTCCTTTCGGTGAGACTTCCTCACCCACAAGGGTAGAGGTGCTGCCGGTCAGACTGCCAAGCCCTTCATCCAATCCTACTTCTTCCACTATCTCGCCCAAAGCTAATTCACCAGCTTCAGCTGCAACTGCAGCTTGCTTTCTGGCTGGTTGAAAAGCTTTGCCCCAGTCTGAGGATTTGGCTCCTTGGACATGCCCTCTGAAGGAGGACAAGTTCAACTCAATGAGCATCTCTGGGTTTGTAGATGTCATGTTGAGTCGGAACGCTTTGTTATCGAAAACAATGGCTAGCGTTGCAAAGGATTCTTCGTAGGTGACAAAATTCTTGGGCGTCATATTCATTATAGGAAAAGTTTTACTTTGATGAGATGAGTCCATGTCAATGGGGCGCAGATGTAATGCTTGAGAGGCTGCGGTGTCGTTGTCTGTACTCAGCCGGGCCCCCGGGGGCAAAATGACTAAGTATGCTTGGTAATTTGTCAGAACAACTTTGGTTGATACTCTACAATGAAGTGTTCCATTGAAGAATAACCTACTAGATAGCAGGCGTCCTTGGAGCAGCTGACTCAGCATCTTGGGTGTGATGTCAATGTATTTCACGTCAACTGAGCTGTTGAGAGCAAACTTGGTGAGAGCGACCCACGAGTTCAAACCTGTAAAGGCTGGTCCGACTTGATCAGAGGGAGTTTGAAACTCTCCTACTTGCATCTTCGTCCTTCGGAAACTCGGGTAGCCAAGTTCTGCGGCAACATGTCCAATCTTGATGACATGTACGTGGATGGGTGTCATGGGTTTAGTGATACAGTGTATTGTGAATTTCTGTTCGTTGGTTAGTGTCGTATCCCCTTCGTAACTGTAATCAGTGAGCATCTCGCAGACAGACTGTTCAAGACTGTCTTTGATGGTAGCTCCTGAGTCAGCAGCAACGAGAGAGAAGAATGGTTGACTGTATGTAGCCCCACTTGAAGGATGGTATGTAAGTGTACATTTGTTGTCTTCGGTGAACCACTCTGGCTCTATGATGGTCTTAAGATAATCAAAATCAACCTCCTTAGGAACGTCAACACGGAAGTGATGGCGAACTTCAGGAGCAGGTGATATCCACATTTGCAATTGTGGATCAAGCATGCCCTTAACTTGTGCAAATCTTACACACGCAAGGATGAGAGACGGGAGTTGGAGCTCTGGGTTGTAGTTATACTCAGCATCTTGTGGGATGTGAAAGTAAATTACAGGTTGTTCTGATGGAACCCACTTTAAAGTGGGGATTCCTCCAACGTCTTCTCCTTTGTGTGCAAGATGTTTGGACAAGCTGAGGGCGGCAAGTTCAACACCTTCTAATTCGGTGGTTTGTAGCTTAAGTTTAACAATCATTCCTCCAGTGTTATACCTGTAGAAACTACAGATTTTGTTCAGTGTACTGTGGTCTTGCTGTGAAAATTCAAAGCGTTGTAAGTATGTAGCTGTAATGGATTGTGTTCTGTAGTGTTCCCAATGATGGTACAGAGGGTTTGTGGCTGTGTTAACTTTGGAGGGGTCAATCAGAGGTTTTGATGGTATAGCAGAGAATGAATATACATCAACGAGGCCATCAGGGGTCATCATCTTACTAGAAGAGTATGGCCCTCTGACGGCAGGAATGGTGCTAGCTGGTTTGGCTGCTAGTCTTTTCTCTCCGACGACTTCTTTGCTAAAATTTTCAAGAGTAGCATTGTCGTCAATCACGCCTGTTGGCGGGTTGGTCTTTGTCGAACTCATCTTGTTTTCTTTCTCAATGAGCTTTACAAAATTTTCTGTGGTGGTAGCAAATAGTATTTTCTTTCTTGATATCAGCACAGTAATGGTCGTTCCGTGTTTCCTTTTCAGGGGCAACGACCTTCGATACACGCCTAGTCATGCGTGGTACTGTTTCTTGAAGGTAAGGTAGGCTTCGCCAAATGATGGAATGTCATAATTGAATTTTTCTTTCATGATGTCCTTTATCTTGCCTGACAGTTCTTCGTAGCGCTGGCGACCATGGAGACATGCTTCGATCAGACATGACTCCACCATGGCGACGTAACCATTCTTGTCACTATCATCTAACTTAGTCCAAGAAAACGGAGATATGATGCTGTCCCACTCTAGTTGGGCCACCACCATATACTTGAGCTTGAAGCTCCGCCTCTTCAGAAATGTGGCTTCATCCGGGTTCCTGTAACGATACATCTTCCCGTCTTTTGCTCCAGAAGTGTAAATCTGTCCTAGACATGAGAACGCAACACTCAGTGTCTCGAGATTGTAGACCTCTTTCACAGCATCAGACACGGAAATAATGACATCATCACCGAACACGAAAATCGCCACATTCTTTTCAAACTCTTTTTCTGTGTTCTCAGCAGAGGTTCCAACTAATTTGTGGTATAGAAATCTGTGATATAAGAGATTAGCAATACAGTTGATGACTGTGGTGAGAGTATGGCCTGAAGGGTTACCATGATCGGTCAGGAAGACGTCATTGTCATACGCATGGGTGGAATAGATGAACTGTTCTTTGCATCCATTAAGGAGCATTGAGAGACCTGCTTTGTTCTTATAACGAAGATTTTCTAAGGTCCATCTATTTACAATATCCCACGCAGCTGAGATGAAGTCTCGATGCTGATAGCGATCATAATTTTTGAAATCTCCATCAAACCAGTTGGATCCTTTCTTGAGAAGTTTCTCATACAACACACCCCACGATTTACTAAGTGGGTTCACTGTCACGCCATGGCCTATAGCATAATTGTTGTCAAAGAAGTACTCGACGAACCGCCCCAAGAATTTCTTTTCATGCATAAAAGCTGGCAGAGAGTTACACACATACATACGTGTCAACTTCCTCACACCATTGGTCACTTTCCTGCACTCATCTTTCAAATGGGTTGTGGCGAGTTCTAAGAGTTCTTCTCCCTTAAGCGCTTTTTCTTCTTTCAGCTTAAGGTATGCTTTCAATTTCTGAGCAGCTTGGTGGTCAGCAAGTTTCCAATACCCTTGATTTCCTTCGGGCACCCATTGGCAATAGCCTTTCTTCTTACTATGAAACCTGTTCCAATAGGCTCCTGATCCTGACTGCATGTTCATTCCAGGCATGGTCTCAGTTCCGTTCAAAATTTCTTTTTCAGTCAAGGGGTTTTTCTGCCTTGTTAACATGGATGTCTTGAACTGAGCATTGTAGAAGTTGGATGTTATTATTTTCAGTTGATTTTTATCTTCAGCACTGAGCAGTGGTGTTTTCTTAAACCACGGAGAGATATTAGTTATCATCAGATCTGGTTTTCCATTCTTATCTTTCTCCATCTCTCCTTCGTATTTTTCAGATGTCAGTGCAGCTGGTTTTCTATTAACTTCGGGGAATTTTCTATGGAAAATTGATCTTCGCATCCTCGTGGATTGCACTGGCTTGGTCAGGTTGTTGAACTTTCCGACAGGACGGTATTTTTCTGGAATTTTCTCTGCTGGTTCGTCCTTTAGAATCTCCAGTATATCAGTTCTGGATATTTCTGTGATGGTAGAGTTATGGTTTTGATAGTCTTTCCCAGCGGCTATCCTGTTCAACTTCTCAATGGTTATCAGAACGCTCATAGATCTAGCAGTCCTCACGTCGTAACCTACATGCAATCCTATGATCTTCCTTTGTACATTGTTGGAGAGGATGAACAGTGGAGATCCACAGTCCCCGTCACTTGACGGCATTCCAGACACTGCACATGTGCTGACTACAAACACATCTTCAATCTGTCGGTGGCTAGAATTAGTGAGTTTTTGCAGTTTCTCTTCCTTGGTACCAATGAATGAGTCCTGAATGGAGGGGAAGTATTGGGAAACCAAGGGAATGGATGTTACTTGCTGGAGGTCATTTTCTGATGCTATTTGCTTGTCGATATTAGCAAATGGTGTAAATTTTGGAACTCCAGACATGTCAATCACCGCTAAATCCTGAGTCAGATGCGCCTTCACTGTTGATAGTGGTAAGGTATACGTCTTACTCGAGGTCTCAACGACAACCGTCCCTGATCCTTCCTCAAATACATGGGCTACAGTATAAATTCTGTTTCCTGAGCCTATTCCATGGACTCCGTATTTTGTTGTTCCTTCATAGAGCCACACCTTAACCAGGTTCTTTTCAATCACCTTCCTTTTCAACGAGAGGGCATTAGTGTCAGCGCAGGCTTCGGTCACAAACTGTCTCTCAAGATCGCTTCTCTTTTCAAACATTGTCACTTTTCGGGGTATTCCTGATTCATTCTTGATAACTTCAGTCTTTCCTGATAACAATCCCACCCAACCTTTGAACTTTTGGGCGGCGAGCAAACTGGTCCTTGCTATATAGCTATCCTTGAATGCCTGCTTATCATCGTTGTCGTACAATTCTCCTTTGTCGGCGACCTTCATGTCGTGTGTCCGCGACAAACTATCAAGGTTATTAGTCGGGGCAACAAAGCTCATCATCTTTTCTGCATTCTTCGTTCCTGGACCTGCAAATTCCTTACCTGGTAAATGCATTCCTCCCTCGAGCAGTTCTGAGTTCAGGGTCTTATCTGACATTCTCTTGTATATGTGCAACAAGGGATTCATTTTCAACAGATCATCTTCCTCTATGTTATCAACACAGAATTGGCACATACTTTCTCCCCAGCATAGGTCTCTGAACTTGTTTACTAGCTGTTTTTCCAACAAAGCATCGGCCTTGACAAACGCGTATGAAGCTTCACATCTTTGGGTTGTCCCTTGACTTCCCACGAGCCGGAGCACGACTGATGAAAAATGGTCCAGGCTCATCCGGGGGTGAAATTCGGGAACGTAACCCATATAGTGTAGAGCATTCACAAGCATCAGCTCTTTTCCAATATCCTTAGATCGCAACATTCCAAGCAGAGTTTCCAGCCTTGTCCTCTCGACCATTTCTTCCTTACCTTCCTTCTTTTCTCTCACGGGAATCTCTTCTTCCCCTGTGAACTCCATTCCATAGGTGTAAGCCACCAACGGTGAGTGGGTTCTATTGGTGTGAGTGAATTCAGAGTGATATACCTGCCTCTTAGACAGTTGGGCCGAGGACTCTGATCTTATCTGTTTTCCGTGTTGAATATTTGCGGAACTTTCTGACACAATCACTTTTCCTTTTCCAACCTGGGCTGAACTTTCAGACTTCAAGATCTTTCCTTTTTGTATCGTCGCTGAATTTTCTGAGGTAATCCTTTTCTGTGGAATGGTATATGCTGAGGTCTCTGAGTGGATGACTTTATTCTTTTGAAGAGCTGCAGAACTCTCATTGCTTATCATCGTCGCAATGTTGGAAAAGTCTGCAATTTCTTGGTCCTCCTGGACTGAGAAAGTCTTCTTTTCGAACACGAATCCGTCAGTCTCCACAGCTAAATTTGCAGCTAATAGCCTGCTCTGGTCTGGAATTTCGATTCCTACAAAGGGCAAAATTTTGGTGTTCTCCATGTTCTCTGGAGACTGCGATTGTACTACCCTAAGAATCATCACTTTCTCTTTTTGTGTCGAGACTTTGTGGGCTACAGCGATTTTCGATGCTGTTTCACAAGCTACGCATGGCAACGTGCAAAATTCTTCTGATGGTAAGGCAGCACAAGCCAAATGTCTGTCAGCCCCTTTCATAACTGACCAGTCGTACGCTGCTTGATTTTCCTGAGGAGTCATTTGTCGGTTGCTCTGACAAGAATATCTCATCTCCCTTCTCTGGTTTGCTGTGAGGCCTATTTTCATGAAACCTCCCAAGATGATGAGAAAGACCACTCCAAAAATGGCCATGATCACCTTGCTTTTGTTTTGTTCGACTGCCGTAACTGCTTTCTTCAACGCTGTTGTTACACTCTCTGGGAGTTTCATCTTCTGCGCAAGCCATGGTAATGTATCGCTGATAGTATAGTCTCTTGTAAAAACTGCTCCTCCTGGGCCAGTGGACGCTTTCCACTCTCTGTACTCAATGTCAACCCGTTCTGTACTAATAAAAGACAGTATATTACAGAAGTTTTGAAAACTGGCTTGCAGCGACCCTGATTGTAAATACAGGTCTCCTGTTTGGCTGTTGCAGAGATTTTTATTTATGGTAAACCTTACCTTGTCTCCCTCTATCTTCACAGTATGCTCTAGTATTCCCTGAGGAATCATTTCCAGCTCTCCTTTCATCATCGAGACTACAATTTTGTGGTCTATTTCGTCGGCGATTCCAATTTGATCTAGCAGGTTGTGGATCTCTGTTTCACTCAGTCGATGTTCTAACTTAACCTGCAAGGTGGCGGGAACTGCTGTCTCTTCTTCGTTCTGACTGATAAAATCGACTGCTTCTTTCAGATGTTTCTCTAGGAACTCCTTCTTTTTCTTTGCTGATTCCCAGAGGCGAGTGGTATTTATGGTGGTTTGGTTTTGCTTTACCTGTTCGAGTAGTTCAACGAACGACGCACCATTTCTTGTAGCTGTCTTCACCTCACTTTGATTACTTCGAAGATAGGTCTGTCTCTCTTTCATAATTCTGTCCGCAATGTATTTACTCACATGTTGGACCTTAGCATCTCTTTTGAAAGACTTGTACGATAGCGTTCCCTTCAAGTGGTCAAATGAATGAACCTCTTTTCCATCTTCCATCCGAGGTGGGGGGTATTGTCCTACAGGAAGAGTGTTGGAAGGATGCCATGTAACAAACCTATTATGCAGTGCATCTGGATATGCGATCGTTGTCGAGTGAGAAGGCACTGCTGTATTTCCAGTCGTAATTATCAGTATTGTCCTGTCGGGGTATCCTTTCGCTTCTACTGACGCCATCGTATGCAGGTAAGGGTTGGGGGATATCCATGAAAGGAAAATCCTGTGGTCTTTGTGCTCCTTATCCTGAAATACTTCGTCTGCGATGGCGACTCTCTGCCCTACATAGCCTGTATCATACTCATCTGACATGTTCTTGGACCACGTACTACTTGTTTTCAAATCACGGAACCACTCATACTCGTCACTTTCCAGAATCCTCTTCAGTTCTGCTGACGATTTTCCTGGGTAGGAGTTGATGATGAGTTTTTCCACATCTTTCACAATCTGCTTTACTAGGTACGTTGTCACTGTTGTCTTTCCTATGTGAGAATCTCCAAAGATGTGCAGGGCAACTGGAGTCTGTCTAGTGCACGCTGATCCCCGAGATGTTCGCACTAACTTGAGAAGATTTTCCAATGTCTTGATATTGGACTCAACGGCGCGCATCCAAGAGATGTCTCCGAACAGCGGCAATGATTTCTTTCCAGAAGCGAACTGCTGTATAGCCCTAAGGTCTACTAGGGCATTTTCCATTTCGTCAACTTCAGAGTTCATCTTGTTCAAATCTTCGATGGACATTGCAGCCCACCTAGGCACTTTTTCTACTAGATGATCTTGAATTTCTTTAGCATGATCTTGAAGAATATAATTTTCTGTTTGCCATATTCCGTGCTTGTGGAACACTTTTAGCACATGATCTTTTACTTTGGAATACGCAGTTAAATACGTACCAGTCTTGATGATCGCTGAAGAGAAAGACAGGTTTGGGATGAACTCGTCCAGAATTTTGACGACAGGAAACAGATCTTGCATAAGGTCACTGAATCCTTGATTTTGATAATCCACCTGGAATTGCTTTATAACTGATCTCCACATTGTATCTTCTACTCCGAGGAGGCCCAGCAAAACAATTACAGCTGTAAAGAAAGCTGAAGCTGTCTTCGCCTTTGCAATGGCTATCAGCTGGAGAATGACTGAAATTGGTGCTATATTATTAGCGTGGGACGCAGGTGTCATCACCTTGTTCACTGTCTTTGCAGTATCTGCGAAATGCTGGGTCACGTTGGACTTCTTTATCTGTTCAGTGATGTCTTTGACATTCTTTATGGACTCCTTTGTATCCTTGTATAAGCCTTGTCTTAGCGCAACGGTCTTATAGTGATGCCAATGGTGGATGGACAACGGTGCGCTCCTTGAATTTCTCAAAATCCTGTAGACTCTCGGGTTCAATGGAGAGAATACTTGCATCCATGAGTTGGCCATGTTGATTTCTCCAGTGTATATTCCCACTACTTTTGGTGGCTCGTCTTTCTCTATTTTCTGTCGGAGGATAGAGCCACAGTCTCCTGGTTGGGAAATGGGAACTAGCTTTCCTTTGACCACGTCACTCTTTGTTAAAGAGATAATCATCTCTTTTGTTCTTTTTCCTCCTGCACAAATCAACATGTCCACATCTTTTTCAGGGTGGATCAGCAGGGTTTTTCTAGTTTTCCTTAATCCTACATAAGAAAGTTTGGCTTGTTCATCCAAATCTGAAGTCACCTCATACACAGAGGGATAATTACTATTTACTGATGGAATAAACGCTGTGTCTCCGGCTTGAATATGTGAGTGAACCATTGGGAAAGTCCACCACTGATCATTGACGAAAACAGGTCCATCGTTGAGGTAATGAGCATTGAAGAAATAGCCTTCTCGAAGTCGAATGGCTGGTATGTGAGCTCTCTCGTAGAGGAAACACTTCAGAGTTGTTTGACGCAGGCATGCAAAGCAATCAGGGCAATCAAAGTTGGTGGTATTTTCGTGCTTCGCACATGGTAAATAATGCTTACAAAGAAACTTCTGAGACAAAGTTGTCTGCAGAAAATCAATCTTCTCCTGAGGAACAACAGTGGCGTTCAAGTTCAATTGTCGAGTGCGGAACTGTCGGGACTTTTCAAATATCCCTGTTGTCATGAACTTTTCTGAGTTCTCGTAGTAATACACATCTTCTGCTTTAAAAGCATCTGTGTTCCATTCTGCGACTCGTTGACATCGATCGAACAATGGAGTAGCCCAGGGAAGGTAAGTAATCGAGGTAGTTAAATCAGCGTTGGCGGTGACTTCGGGGTCATCAAGAAACCACCAGGGAATATAAGTCAAATCATCGATAGTGGAGATGTCATTCTTCTCTCCGAGTAAGTTTCGAACTGGAACATACCCCTGGGATGGCAAACGTCCTCGATTTTGCTGGACGATGTGAATTTCATGGGGGGGTCCTGAGCATTCATCTTCTGTTGCCCATTTCTGTTTTTGGGTCTTTTTGAACATCTCAGAGCTTTTTGTCTGCATCATATTGACATGGTCAGTGATGGGGTTGCTTCTAGTGCGAGAAACCACAGAGCGTTGAAGCTCGTAGTGATCTCTTGAACAAAGGGAATTGTCACACTTTTTGTAAACCAATAATCTTCTCTTCCGCTCTGGATTGGTGTTGAGAAATTTAGGTTTCCTGTACATGGGAATGGGTTGGTGAGGCCTGACGGAGTACAAGGAATAAGCTATCATCAAAGCGGAAAGCATCCTGAAGGGTAAGTGTGACACTTTAGCTTGTTTTCTTTCTGCAAGGAAAAGGAAGAAAGATATTAGAAACAAGAAAAAGATGGGGAGGGGGGGGGTGAGTTTATAGTAGGAGTCATGAGGAAGAGTCCCTTGAACAAAGACATTCAGATCTTCAACCAACATGATGGAGGGTGAATATTGACCTCTTGAAGCTGATAAACACAGACAAAATCTGTGGATAAAAACAACTCAAAGTCGCCAAACACAGAGGGTGAATATTAAGCTGTGCAACTAATATTAACTGGAAGCTGATAAACACAAAAATTTGTGGATAAAAACAACTCAGTTGCCAAAAGCGACAAAGCTTGCCAAACACAAAAGTTGATAGACACGCTAATGCTGGAAAATGGAACAACCTGATGATAAGAGCAGTTGATACTGATAATAAAAGCAGGATTGTTCTAGATTGAAACAATAGGTGGGTCAGCGACTGCTGATATCGTTCCGTGGATCCCGGACGCGGCCGGGGGTAACGATAAATGCGAAGGGAAAACTCTATCC